CATCAACGATGGCAACATACTCATCGCATCTTTTGCAGGCATCGCACCCGATGCAATCAGTGTGTCTAGCGCTTGCGCGGCCCCTTCGCGAGTACCACCGCCGACACGCACCGAGTTAACGATTGAATCATTCAGCTCGCGCTTACCCGCGATGCGGCCAGCGGTGTTGCGATCCGCGAAGGCCGTGTTCGACATCTGCGCCAAACGCATGCCGTAGTCCATCGTTTGATTGATTGGCTTTGACAATACATAGCCGCCAGCCATTACCCCGGCAGCAACACTTGCACCAGTTCTCAATCCATTAGCCGCACGCTGCGCCAGTGTGAACTTACCCATCTCATTATTCAGCTCACGGATGCGATTGCGGGCAGCGCTGGCGGCACGAGCTTGCTCAGACATGCTCAGCGTGCCAGAACGCTTCAGGCGATCATAGGCGGCTTCAGTACGCTGTATTTCACGTTGGATATTTTGCTCTGTGCGAACGCCAAGCACTTCAGCAGCAGAACGAGCTTTGCCGAGATTGCCGACGGTGCGGGTTAGGTTTTGTGTTGATTTTTCAGTTTTGGCGATGCCGGACTGAATGTCGCGCTGCGTGCGCGCAAACCCGCCAGAGGCGAGATCGCGCAGCCGCATAACCAGAGAGAGTTCAAAATTCTTGCTCATGTCGGCTTATTCTTTCTGTGGCCTTTGAATTTTTTCGGTGCACCAGTTGGTGGTTTACCAGACAGATAGGCGATTGCAGATAAGTGCGACTCGACCTCCGCCTCGGACATATCCATCACCTTGTGTGGATCGTATCCGGCGCGGGCGAGCAACGCCTGCACACGGCGGACAGTGTTTAGCTGTTGCTCAGCGCGTCGAGCTTTTTTTCTACTTCGTCCGAAGCGGCTTCAAGCGCACTCGCATCTCGATCAATTAACCCCAGTAAAAGATCAAGCGTGACCTGTTCCTGTGGCATACCCTCGAAGCTCACACGTTGCGCCATCGTGGCATAGCGCAACGTGTTGGCAGATGCACCAACCGCTTCAACACCTAATGCTGCAACGGCATTAACTGAGTCACGCAACGTGGCGGGACGAATCCGAAAATCCTTATATACCTTCCCATCAATAGTGATCCCGAGGGGAAGCTTATCTTTGATGACTAATTCGCTCATGTTGGGTCAACTCGACGTAGTGCATACAAGCTGATATCGCGTACCGCTTCGTTATCAACTGTATATTTGGAACTCACCTCGGTTGTGTTGCAATCCATATAGGTGGTCTTCTTGGAAGAGTTGCCCACTGGGTAGATTACGATCTGCGCATTCTTCAGCGTGCGCCAGTTGTATTCACCCGTACCCGGTGCCGGAGCGGTGATCTTCATGGTGATCTCTTCGCTGCCGCTAGTACTGCCTTTTGGCCTACCTGTTTTATTCATGGTTTTAACGGGCTTGCGACCTGTTTTAGCGCCATCGTCAAAAGACACGATATCAACCTCAACACCGTTAATCTCAAGCACTATCTCGCCATCATATTCAACTGACATAATTCTCTCCTTTTAAAGTTTACCCATCGATAAGCCGAGGGTGAACGGGGTGTTTGGTTACAGGATCAGATCAAGACGCTGCGCGATTACATGCAGGCCGTTAACTACATCCACCTTGATGCGGCTGTTGTAACGGTTTGGATCAACCAAATCATCTTCAATCAGCACATCACCCTTTTTAACGTTCTCGACGATCTCCAACTCTTCCAGCTTGTAGAGCACGTTCATCGTTTCATCTTCGAGCCGCGATTTGGTACGTGCTGATTTCTTATCGCGAGGGAAGCGCAGACCGATGCGTTGCTCGATTGCAGTGGCCGTGTAATCCATCGTGCCAATAGTTGTCCAGTCCAGCATTGAAATATCCGGCACACTGTTGGCATTGACCAAGTAACTGGTGATGGCGCGCACGATCTGCACCACATTGCCGGGGCCAACGCGCGTTGGCGTCACACCGTTGTGCAATGCTGCCTCGATCTGCGTTTCCGAAAGCCAGTTTGCCATTGGTGGAGGAATCAACCCAACCAACTCAAGCCCGTTCAATGGACGTGCCGGGTCTTCTTCGCCCGCCGCCACAGCAGCCATTGCTGCAGCCACCTCGTAGCTTGCTTCGTATGCATTGGGAACCAACGCACACAACATACGACCGCTGTTAATCGCTGTCGCCAATGTAGTGGCTTGCGCATAAGTTCCGGTATGGCCGAACACAGCGCGCACGCGGCGTTTTTCTTGTGGACCGGATACAGCATTGATATGCGTACGCAATGCAGTCAAGCTGGTCTGATCGTTGTAACCGCTGATGATGATGGTATGGCCGGAGTTATAAATCGGTGTCAGCGCCGCAGTAATGTCCGGGTCAGTTAATCCAGATGTCATTGCGGTAGCAACCGCAGCCACGCCGGTGGCGTTAACTACTGTCGATAGCTTGATGGCATTACCCAGCGTGCCTTTATTTTTTGCAGTGATCGTTACCACGCCAACCAGCACGGTTGCAGTGATTGGTAGATCAGGCTGCAAAGCAATCTGCGCATTAAGTGCCGCTGCGATGGCGCTGGCGCTATCACCGGATGCAATGGCGATATCAACCGCTTGCTGGTTAACGTTAAGGCGCAGCGCACCGCTTGCCGCTGCTGGCCCAGTGATCGTTACCGTACCGTTGGCAGCAACACCAGCTCCTGCATCATCCAAAGCGATGGCCTGCAGTGACAGATAGCGATTAGCTTTAACGGCAGCACGTACCATTAAATGGGCAATCGAACCGCGACCAAAATATACGGCAGCCTCATCGTCGGAGAAAATATCGACCAGTACGTTGGCGGCAACCGATCCAGCCGCAAGGCGCTGGCCGATCACAATGCACTTGTGCAAGTTTGCTGGCAATGTGTTCACCGCCATCTTGGTGTTGAACTCGGTATAGATACCCGGCTTGCGAATAGTAGACGGGACGTTATCGAATGCGATGTTTGCGCTTGGCATGATCTTTCCTCTTTAGTTATGCAGTAATCTTGGCGGCAGCTTTAGCAGCTTCCGTCTTGGCCTTCTTGTCGGCAGCAATAGCAGCGGCCTCAGCCTTGGCATCGGCGTCTTGCTGAGCCGCCCATTCCTCATTCGTGGCTTCGATCAGATCGCCATCGTTCACCATGCTGCGGTAGTAGTGGCTGTCTTCAACTTCAACGAAGCGCGCATCGGTGATGTAGCTCTTCGGTTTGTGCGCCAGCGGCGCTTTGATTCCTAGTGCAGCTTTAACAACAAGCATGTCTTTCTCCTAAGTTAGTGAAACATTGGCGGACATATCGGCAACGCCATCGTCCGGCTGCAGGTAATAATTGATGCCAACACTGAGCCAGTTAACAGAGGTTGGATCGATCTGTTCGCGCGGCTGTGTCTCAACAAATTCGCAGTGCCATTCACGGGCAAAAACGGCCAACCCCGAACTGCGCAACTTAGTGTTGAAAAGCGTCCTTATCGCACCGGGCTGCAAGCGCGTGATTGCGAGACCGAGATTATTCCCCGCCAGCAGCAGGCTCACATCCTTCAACATCTGATATGCCCCGACTTCTTTCAGCACACCGGTCACCTTCACCCCTTGGCGCGTAGAACGCTCACCACGTACATTGCGCGAGCCAGCCATCGTCACGAAGGTGGCTTGCGTCTTCCATTTAGTGCCTGCCGAATTTGCCTTGGTCGATGCTTTGCAGCCTGCAAACGTCACCCATACGGCAGGGAACTTACGCACCACCTGTTCCAGATCACCATCCAACTCGCCGCCGTAACTTTCCACGGTCGGCAATTTGTAATCCAGCCCCGGTGTGGCAGCTGCTGCGGCCACGATGCGGGCGATGATGGCGTCTTCGACTTGATCGAACACAATCAGTACCCGGACAAAGCCGCGCTATTCAACACGCGACTGGGTGCAGATACTTGCACCGATGAATGCGGCGCTGGGGCAGTACCCGCGACCGTTAACCCAATATCGAGCTTGCCATCGCGTATCAGTTCCAGCGCCTTGAGCGCA